CTCTTGCTTTGCAGATAGAAGTTCTTCCAACTCAGCATGTGTTGAGTCGGCTCTACGACCATCACCGAGACGCTGGGTTTTCTTTGCCAGTTGGTCTACGCCGATAGCGAGAGACTTGACGACGGCACGTAACTCAGAAAGAGTTAGTGTTACATCAAGTGTTGGTTCATCTTTGCGATTACTCACGGTAGTTGCCTTTCATTGTTGATAGATGCTGACTTCAGCGCACGAACAACATCGTGCATATCTTGCATGGCACTTGCTAATGAGCCCATTGCGTTACCTTCGTCGTATGTAACGGCTTCTTCGTCCGTAAATCGGATAGAAGAACCCATTTTTCCGTTGTGGCACATTGTCATGAGACGCACACGCCTACGCTCAGGGTGTTGTGATGGTGCAATTTCATCGGCATCATCTCCCTTCTTGATTGGTGCAGCCCAACCACAAGTAACAACAGCAAAGCCATTGTAACCAGAGTCAAACAACAACACAGCGTTAAATGTGTCGTCAAGCATTTCGTATACATCAGAGTGTTCTGCAATCTTTCTGATTGCTGGAACTTCACCACGAATATAATCAACAGCAAATAACATTGTGTTGCCTAAGTCGAATGGTGTGTCTGTGTCGCTTTCTACTTTGCTTGCTATTGCTTGGTCAATCTCTTGCAGAGTTTGTCCAAACTTTTCTGAATAGTTGATTGGTGTGTTCATTTGTTTCTCTTCTTTCTGTAGTCGGCTACGCCGTTGGTTAGTGTTACTCCACCCCAAATGCCATACGAATGAGTTGCTTTGCCATAAGCAAGGCACTCATCTTTCATATGACATGTGGAGCAAATTGCTTTTGCTTGCTTCCATTCTTTCATTTTCTGTTTGGTAGGTGGCCACTCTGGAAACCACCATACGGTTGGTTGGGACTTGCACTTTGCTTTAGTGAAGTCTATCGTGACAGGCTCAAACATCTGAACCTGCTGTCAATCGGTTCTGAATAACCTTGAGCACTTTCTCTGCAATCTCGTTAGAAAGATTGCTGGTCATTGACTCAACTTTCTCATTGACCATTTGCCTGATTGTGGTGGTGTCACAACTTGCAGCAACACTTGCCTGCACATGAGTGTTCACCATGTTCCTGAAACGACTATTGCTGAGCAGATGACGCAAGAACTCCTCGTTGTTCCAGAGTGGTTCTGTCAGTTCTACGAGTTCTGAATAGTCAATGTTGTCACGAACATTGCTAATAATCTGTGAGTAGTCAATGCTCTCAAGAACCCAGTTACGCACTTTGCGTGTGTAGTCCCGGCTCTCCATCATTACTGATGCAACTGACTCAACAACGGTGTCGTGAGTTGGTATGCGACCGTTTACATGTCGCTCTACCTGCTCAATGATGGTTGTCTCTAGTGATTGACTGAATAGTGATGGCATAGATGCGCTGTCTAAAGACACATCGAATTCCATTACTGATGGGATTAGTTTGATTGTTGTCACTTGCTTTCTCCTTGTGTGTTTGTTTCTGTTTTGAGTGAGTCGGGAATAAGGTCATCAAATGTGACTTCATTCAGTCGGATATTGTTTTGTGCAAACCCTCGCTGAAATGCAGCGAGGTAGTATGCGTACCGCTCTTCTTGGTTCATGTTTCTCCTAGTTGTAACTTGGGTGAGTGGTTGTTTGAGTTGGAATAACTACGGCATTGGCTTCATAGATATCCTCATTAAATGCTTCCAAATCGTAGATTTGGTAGATGGCTGACCAACATGCACATGGATACTGTGCACCACAGAAGTGACAACCACCGCATTGGTCACAGTGTGTTTCTAGAACACCATCTGGTGTCTTGTGTGCGTGAGCACAGTTGTAACACTCAATGAGTTGTGTGGTGTCGTCAATGTGAGTAGTGAACACATCGAACTGTTGCATCTGCTCTTCTGCAAGATACTCAAGTTCATCGTCGTAGTCAGGAATGTGCAAGCCTGCATCAGTCTTGTTGTCCCACGACGAAGCGTATGTGGTCTTGTTGTAGTCATAGTCCCAGTCGTCGTAACCCCAAAGACTGCCACTTGACTTGTATGAAGTGGAAGTGTAGGGCTTGTAAACAACTTGCTCGTATGAGTAGTTAGACCACCACATGTCCTTGTCCCAATGACCATCTTTCTCATTGAGAATGTAGAACTCTTGCTTTGCATCTTCGTCAGTTGTAAGAAACACGAGTTTAGAACCCTTAGCCCATGCTTCTAACTTCTCACGGTAGTCACGGTCGTCAAGAGCGTGAATACCACCAACGCTAGGCATGATGTCTTGTGCAAACACTTTCGTATCTGAACGCACATCACCTTTAGGAATAGCAACAGGCAAGACACCGTTGTGACCAACAACGGATTGCTTGTCGCCACCAAGGAAGAACGGGTGACAGTTAGAAACTGTTTCCGAACCATGAGTAGCCCAACGGAAGTGGAAGATTGCAGGACCATTGTGTGTTGGTCGCAAGTCAATGAACTTGTTCGCAACATCATCAAAGTTCATGCTGTGATAAGTCACAATCTTCTTGCCAGTTGATATTGCGAAACCAAAGCCATCTGGATTTGCTTTCGCTGCTGTCCTGAACCTGTCCATGTCTGGTGAGACATAATCAGGAATGAATGTTAGTAAACACATATTGTGTTCCTTTCTTGTTTGTTTGTTTGTTGATTTGTGATGTTAGGAAACTGAGATACATGTCTCAGTTGTCGTCACCGTGAGAAGAGCAACGCTCTGCGATACGGTCAGACAGAATGGAATAACGCTCTTGCGTCTTGACCCATGAACGGAATGAACGGAACGCCAAAGCATTGCCGGACATAACTCTCTGAGTGTTGCACTCTGTCTCGGTGTAAGTAAAGACTGCATCACAGAACTGCAAGGCAGCCTGAACAGTCTTGGGATTGAGTGATGGCTTAAAGAAACGCAACTCAACGGTGTGACGGTTCTGTAAGTTCACAGCACAGTAACGCTCGTTGTTGCGTTCCTCGTTCTTAGCGAACTTCATCAACGAGGAAGTCGTGCGAGTGACATAGTTGCCATCAACATCGTAATCATTCCATGAGTTGAGGAAGTAGGACTTGTCAAAGTTAGCCCAACGCTCGCTGTCACGACCTGCGAAACGCTTCACATCATCAGCATTGTCAAGTATCAACTTAAAGAACTTAAACAAATGCTTCTCGTCTCGGAATGCAGAGCGTGACAAGTGAACATGCAGACCACATGTGCTTGTGTCCCACGACTTGCAACCTTTCTTGATTAGACCAGAGATACCGTTCCAATCAAAGTGATTAGTTGCAAAGCCCAATGTCATTGGATGCGAAACAATCTCGAACCCATGATTGAGTGAGCCATCTTCCTTGAGATACACAACATCATTGTGTTGCGTGTTGATTGTGTCAAGCACAAAGCGTGCACAATCTTCACGAGGGAAACGACCAGTCTCCAACTCCAACTCAAAGCCCATGTACAAAGGTGTACGGCTTGAGGTGTTGCTGTCAATGACGCTTGCATAATACGACTTATGCCCATCATCATTGAGGAAGATTGGTGAAGGCTTAGATGAGTACGACATAATCAAACTGTCGTCTTCATCTCGTTCTTGCTCTTCTTGTTCTTCCATCTCGCAGACATAGTCTTCATTGCAACCACAGCAACGAAGGTTCATATCCCAATCGTTGTTGTATAGGTCATCTATCTCGTACTCCTCACGGCAGTTGTAGCAACGCTGTAGTACTTCTTCTTCTTCACTTGCAGGCATGATAGCCCTCCTTGTTTGTTGGTTTATATTTGTTTCTCATAACACGAGGTCATGAGCGAGAATGCACCAATGTATGGGGGACACTGATGCACTCTCGCCCACGCAAACTGAGATACATGTCTCAGTTTGTATGAGCGTTGCTCACGCAACTTGCTCTGCGTTCACATCACCTGATTTTACTGAAGAGAATACAAGGTTCTTGTAGTCACTTTTCCATCTTGTATATGTTGCTGGACTAATGTCTAAGTGCGACAACACTTCACGCATGGTAATACCCTCATTCCTAAGAATGACAACAGTTGCAAGCATTTCCACAATTTCTTCAGGACTGTGATTTCTTGACCTCTTTTTTCTTAGAGGCTTTGGTGCAATACTTCCATCAGCAAGACTATACATGTAGAACTCTTGTTCTTCTGTGATGTAATCTCCCCACTCTGCATCGAGAGGTCTACGACCACCAAGATTTGGTGGGTCGTAATCATCATCATCAAACAAGTCGCTGTCAATTTTTGGTGATAGGAATATTCCGTTGGTTCTGTAACTGATGAAGTAGTTCATTTCTGTTTCTCCATTTCTTCTGTTAGTTCCGCAAGTGCTTTGCGTAAACGCTTGTTCTCTTCTTGCAACAACTCAATGTCAGTCTCTGCATTGTCTAATGTTGCTCTGATTTGCTTGAGTTGCATCTTGATGTAACTGCTTGTCATTACTGTTCTCCTAACAACTCTTTGAGTTCTTCTATTGTGAAACGCACAGGTTCTTCATCATTGCGAAATAAATCGTCAATGTACTGTGCGTACTTCTTGTCTGTAAGCAAGTGACCACGAAGAGCCATCTTCGTGATGAACAGCAAGTCATCTCCAATGTTTATTCCATTGCGATAATGCTGAACAATTCTGTACTTACTGTTTGATGTGACTAACGCTTTCACTTTATTCATTTCTGTTCTCCTGTTTCTTCATGTGAATACCAACCGCATACATTTACCCAATCTATTTCGTCTCCATGTTGGTTATATGAGTAGATGTAATACGAATTATCTGCATAACCTATTGACTGCTTGCTGAACAAGAATTCATCAGTATCGTCGTCATCATCATCTGGTAGTACAAGTAACCACATACCGAACTTGTAACCAAATTCTGATTTTTTCTTGATGAGTTTCTCTCTGGCAATTCGATATGCGTCGGTGAAATTGTACGCAACCCCACGAAACAACCTAAGCCCGTACTCATCTTCTTTCTCAAACACAATGTACACATGCTTGTCATGCACAATGTCAAATACATTGCAGTTGCGAATGTATTCAGTTTCTTTCTCCTCAAAGTAATTGAGGTCTTTGATTATTTGTTTCATGTCTGTTTCTCTTTCTGTGTAGTGGAAGTGAGATAACTATCTCAGTTCCAATCCTTGTTGGTTGGGTGATTATTGCGTGAGCGAAGAAATTCTTGCGCTTCATAACTAGACCAATTGCTGTTCTCCATTTCGAGACGGTCAAGCCACTCTTTGCTCATTGTCCAATCTTTCTCTGCTTTCTCGTAGCCATACTCAAATGCGAAACCCCACACAAGTAGGACAACAATGAGTGCAGTTGTGAATAGACCAAACCAATTCATTAGATGCTCCAATCTTGATTACGAAAACGAGGTGTTACGCCTACATCTTCTTTGCTAATACGCTTCTCAATAGTAACAATGTCAGTGAATTGGTCAAGCAAAGCAAGAACTTCTGCAAGTTCATCTCTCTTGTTGATTATCTGTGAACGCAAATCGTAAGCACGATTACTTAGTGCCTCAAATGTGTCCTTGTTCTTACGGAATGGATTACGCACTTCTTTACCTCTTTCGTTTGTATGTATATCTGCTCACACTGTGTGAACATGACGCAACACTATGCAGGGGGCTACACAATGTTGCGCTAACTCACACAAGAGTTAGAACTGAGATAAGTGTCTCAGTTATTTCATGTACTTGATTACTTCTTGCAGTTGCTTCTTGGTGTACTTCTTGCTCAATGCTTCTGCAGTACGCTTAGCAGAGAAACGACTGCTTGACTTAGCAGTTGCACGCTGACCTTCGCCACTCATCATTGCCTTGACGCTTGCCCAAGTTGCGTAGGTGTATTCCTTTTCGCAAGCAATGATTACATTGTCAATGCTCTTGTACTTGCTCAATGCACGAAGTGCAATTGAGACATTGGTGCGAATGGTGCTATCGCTGTTGCGTGCTTGACTAGCAACACTTGACGACAATGATGCCTTTGCATACTCACTTGCATTTACGCCAAGTGTCTTTGCTTCTGCACCTGCACCCAACCAACCACGCACAACATCTGCCGACCCATTGAGAATGAGTGGCTCGTGCACGAGACGGAACTTGGTTACTAACTTTACTTGCTTTGCTTTCGTTGCCATGATGGCTCTCCTTATGTATCTATTTGCGTTAGGCGGTAACGCACCGAGTGATTACTCACTAGCCAAAGCACAACTGAGATAACTGTCTCAGTTATGCGTTGGTACTAAGTAACAACTAGAACTCAATACGCTCACAACGACGAACACCGTCATAAATGTCATTGAGTTCATTCTCTTGCAACTCATGCACAAGTGCGTCTTCACGCCTACCTTGCGCTATTGCTTCTGCAAAGTACTTGTCGTATTCACTTAGCATGGCAACACTCATTCGTGCAAACACTTGCGTCATACCAACTTGTGTCTTCATGCGTGCGTCGTGCGATAATGCGAACGACTGCACCATTGACTGGCTTACCTAGTCGCTTGCAACTATCCAAATAGTTCTGCATAGCCTCACTCATAGCCTCACCTACCTTTATTAGTCAAGCACCGTTCTTATCGGCGCACCATTGTTTCACTAATGGCATGGGCTCATTATTGGTTCTACGCATTGGGCGCATTATTGCCAGTATTTGAGCGCATTTGTTCTGAAGACACAAGGGGGAGGTAGGTGCCCCGTGCACCCGTCAACACAATGGATGGATTCATGTCGTAGCCGTACAGACCAATTTCCAAAAAGGGGTGGGGGATAGATAAAAAGGGTACCTTTTCCTTATATTTATTAGCAATCCCACTTTTTTAGGGCTAGTGCCTTGCGGGTTGGTCTACCCTTAGAGTCCTTCATAGGCCCCGGCATGCCACCCATTCGTGCACAAAACGATTTACGACGTGCTGCAGACTTGGGTGACTTCTTTGCTTGTTTGGCTGAAACTGGCGGTTTTAGGGTGCCACCAGTTTGCTTCTTATAGGAAGCCCGACCCTTGGCATTAAGACCACCTTCAGGGTTCTTTCCTTCTTTGCGTTGCCATGCTGCGGTTTTAGCCACGACTCGACCTCTTTGCAGCAGCGTTGTCAACAAGGTTCGGGTAAGGGCGACCAGCCTTTTTGGCTCGTGCTTTAGCAGCGGCTTTTTGGGCAGGAGTAAGTGGGGTTGATTTCTTGTTTGGATTCTTCGTATTCCAAAATGCTGTTTTTCCTGATGCCATTTCTCTTCCCTTGAACTTGTGTCTTCAGCCTACTTGGCAACCTTCGCTCTAAGGAGCGAGGTTGCACAGTTCTGTACTTCCCCCCTCCCCTACCCCTCCCCCCATTCGTTACATAACTCTTAGTGAGCATGGAACCACTGTGAGTGGTTGTAACGGAATGGCTTATTACCAATGAAACAGAACGAAGAACTCACGCTTACATCACAGCAGCAGGAATATCTAGAGTGGCTTTGTACTGCTCCGTCAGAGCGTCAACCACCATCAAAAGAAAAGATGGCAGGACACCTTGGCGTTAATGTCACAACGCTCCGCCGTTGGGAAAAGAAGGAAGTCTTCGTCAACCAATGGAAAACGGCGGTGGACGAAGTTCAGGGGTCTCCTGAGCGCACTCAGAGACTCCTAGACACGTTGTATGCCAAGGCTCTTGATGGTGACACCAAATCTGCACAGTTGTACTTGCAGGCTACGAACCGTATGGCTCCGCCTACGGTAACGGTTCAGTCTAATAAGAAAGCAGCAGAACTTTCTGATGCTGAGTTGGACTCTTTGATTGCTGCGGTAGCGGAGCGAGAGAAGGCTCAACGTACACACTTGAAGGCATTGTGAACATGGTCGAATGCCCAGAGTGTGGCGAAGAGTATCCACCTGTGGCAACACATTGGATTTGTCCAGCGTGCGGCATTGATGATAAGTCACAGCCGAAGATGGCGGTGTTTGAATTGAGGGATTATGGCGACAACTAACGATGCGATGTTTACGGCCCTTTCGGGCTCGTATCCATCTGCCGGTCAGACCCTTGGTGACTTGTTGTATGCGTTTTGGTCTGAGAAGGGTTTGCAGTATCGTGGAACTTTGGAGTATGGGTTCTATGTGGCGAACGGTGCTACTGGCACAACTTTGGGTGATTTGGCAAACGATTACTTTTCACGGGTTTACCCGTTGGAGTTTGACGTACAGAACTTTGATTTCTCTGACCCTGATGAATGGTTGGAGTTACAGGTATTCAGCCGTGTAGATACGGTTGAACAAGATATTTTTATTGGTTAGGTAACGATTTAGGAGAACATATATGGCAACTTACAGCAAATTAGCACTTCAACCAACAGGTGGAACGACGGGCACAGGTCTTGGCATCAAGGTCGCCGCTACGGCAACTGCTGGTACAACGATTCACACAGCATCATCTACCGCTACTACGATTGACGAAATCTGGTTGTACGCAGTTAACTCATCTGCTTCAGATGTGAAGTTGACAATTGAGTGGGGCGAAGCAACCGCACCAGATGGCAACATCGAATACACAGTTAAGGCTGAGAACGGTCTGTATTTGATTGTTCCGGGTCTTTTGTTGCAGGGCAACGCAACCGCTAAGGTTGTTAAGGCTTTTGCTGCAACCGCAAACGTCATTGTGATTCACGGGTACGTTAACCGCATCACAGCGTAAGGTCATCTTAGATGCCTTCCTTCATTAGAAACACATCAGGTGGTAAAGCCATTAGTGGTGGAGCGTTGGCTCCACGCTCACGTCGTGCTAGTACTGCACAGGTGTCGGCCTACTGGTCTGGTGGTGGAAGAACAGATGTTGACTTACTTGTTGAAGTAATTGCTTCTGGTGCCGGTGGGCATGGTGGAACTTATGGTGCTGGTTGGGGTGCTGGTGGTTCTGGTGGTGGTATATCACAAGGAGTGCTTACAAGGGCTGCTGGTACATATCCAGTAACTGTTGGTGGTGCTGGTGGTAGAAATGGTAACGGTACAGCATCTTCATTTCTTACTGTCTCTGCTAATGGCGGAGCAACTGGTGCTGGTTCTTGGGGTGATGTTGGACAGTCTGGTGGAACTGGAAACTACGGCAATGGTGGTGCTGGTGGTTCTGCAAACTGCGGTGTTGGTGGTGCTGGACCAACCACAAACTTTGCTACTGGCTCTAATGTCCAATACTGTGGTGGCGGTACTGCTGGTTGCGGTGGCCAAACTGGTGGCGGTGCAGGTGGTGGTGGAGAATCTGGTTGGAACGGAAACTCTGGATATGGTTCATACACAGGTGGAAACGCAACTGCCTACGGAGCAGGTGGCGGTGGTGGTTTTGGAATGTGGGCGCAAGGAACTGGTGGTCTTGGATACCAAGGCGTAGTTTTTATTAAGTATTTAACTGCTGATAAAACTGCTGCTGGATTAACAATTACTGGTGGAACAACAACAACTGTTGGTGCTTATACAGTTCACACTTTTACTGGTACTTCAAACTTGGTTATTGTATGAACAAGAACTTTGCTGAACTGGACTCTAATAATATTGTGTTACGGATTTTATCTGTTATGGAATCTGATGCACCAACAGAAAATGCTGGAATAACATTTTTGCAAAATATGTTTGGTGGAACATGGATTGAAACATTTGCTGATGGTTCATCACGAAAACGTTTGGCTTCAGTTGGTGGTCAATACAATGTTGAACATGATATTTTTGTTGAACCAAGTCCATATTCAAATTGGATTCTAAACTCAAAGTTTGATTGGGTTCCACCAGTTCCATATCCAATTGATGATAAAATTTATAAATGGGACGTTGATTCTGTTTCATGGATTGAACATGATTACTGTTGCGAAAATTGCGAGGAAGAAGCACAGGAGCAACCAGCGTTTCCAGTAAGTGCTCCTTTTGAATACTGAAATCTAGTCGCTGGATAATTTTTGTTCCAGTAGCAATACTGGCATTATGGTCAACAGTTGCTAAAGCAGATGGTTTAGGCGACTGGACCGCTTCGCAGTCCTGTGCCACAGGTTCTGTGAACGTAGTTGAAGACTCGATTGTTATTACAGGTCCTGATGGTGGTGGATGTGGTGGGGCTAACTGGGTAAAAATTGAGACCACAATTCCAGAGGGTGTGAATAGTGTTTCGTTCACATGGTCGTATTGGACTGCTGATGGCTGGGTCTATGACCCGCCACAGTACGGTATAAACGGCGTGTACACATTGCTGGCACAATCTAATCAAGCATCAGGTTCTTTGACTGTTGAAGTAACGGCTGGGGACATATTTACATTCAGGCAATATTCAACTGATACCTGCTGTCAGCCGGGTCACTTAACGATAAGCAACCTTTCACTATGGGAATTTACAACAACATCCACGACCCCAACAACGACGACAACTACTACTATTGCCCCGTCAACGACTGTCCCTGTCACCAGCACGACTACTACGACAGTTCCAGAAACTACAACAACGTCTACTTCAACGACAACGACGACAAGTACGACGACTACAACGTCGTCAACAACGACTACTACAACAACAAGTACAACTACGATTCCTCAAACAGTTCCCCCAGCACCCGTTGAAACTTACGTTCCTGTAACGCTGCCTGAAACGACGACAAGCACCACAACGACAACAGTAGCGGAGACCACCACAACGGTGACGCTTCCGCCAGAAACAACAACAACAACTGTGCTACCAACCACAACAACTCAAGTAGCGACCACAACAACTGAAGCACCTGTTGAGACTACCACAACCGTAGAGCAAAATTTAGAGCCAAATTTAGAGCGATTAGAAGATGTGGAAGAAATTCCTGCTGAAGAGGCTGTTGCTTTAGCAACCAACCCACAGGCATTGTCCGTGGTGACTCCACAGCAGGCTGTGACTATCTTCGAGTCCATTGATGTATCTGCTATTAGCGACACAGAAAAAGAAGCAATTGTTGAGGCTGTCCAGTCGGCACCTTTGGAGGTGCGTCAGGCGTTTGAGGAAACAATTGACATTTTCTCTGACGACTTTGGGGACTACGTGCCATTGGGTTCAACTGTGCCAGTAGATACCCGTAGAACCCTGATTGCCGTAGCCGCTGGTGCTACAGCGATTGCTGTGTCCTCACGCAGACCGTAACGATTAGGGCTATTAGCGTGAAGAAACTCTTATCCGAAATCCATGCGTTGACTTGGACACTTGCAGGCACCGGTATGGTGCTTATTACGCTGTCTGGTGAGACCAAGGTTCTCGGTTGGGGAATCACCGTAATAGCCGTGATAATCCATTTACTCGGCGTAATGTTCAAGGAGAACAATGAATAAGGCAAAAGATATTGCAGGCAGAATTGTTGCACTTTTCCTCACCAACGCCCTCGGCGTGGTGACTGGTGCTGCAGTAATTGCTCCAGACCTAGAAGTCTGGAAGTCAGCATTGATTGCTGGTGCTGTGTCCATCTTCAAGGTTGCTGAGTCGCTTGCAAAAGCAAGCATTGATGGTGTTCTCACCAAAGATGAAATTGACGCAGCATTTGGTGCAACTCCTAAAAAGATTGCAGCCAAGAAGGCAGCCGCTAAGAAGGCATAATGGAACTCACCGACCTTCTCAATGAGAAGGAGTGGAGAAAATGCAAAGGTAGTGAAGGTGCAACCACAGAAGACTTGGTGGCTGCATTTTCACACTTTTGTGCTACCCATTGGATGATTCGACACCCTGAGCGGGGTCGTATCAAGTTTGTCTTGCGTGAAGCCCAAGAAGAAACTGTACGGGTCTGGATTGACTCACGATACAGCATTGTTCTGAAAGCACGACAGATTGGCTTCTCTACTCTGGCTGCTGCATTTACATTCTGGGAAACATTCTTTTGGCCTGACCGTTTTACGGTAATGCTTTCTCGCACAGAACGAGAAGCATCTAAGTTGTTGCAGAAAACTAAGTATGGCTACAAGATGCTTCCTACATGGATGCGCACCCGTGGACCAGACCTGCTTTCAGACAATCAGTTAAAGATGGTGTTTGCCAATGACTCATCTATTGAGTCTTTGCCATCTGGAAATGACCCTGCTCGTGGTGAATCCGTGTATCGAGTAATCATTGACGAAATGGCGTTCTTGCCCAACGCTGAAGAAGCGTGGGCATCTATTGAACCAATTGCTGACGTTGGTGGTCGGGTTATTTGTCTCAGTACCGCCAACGGTGAAGGCAATATCTTTCACCAACTATGGGTTGGTTCACAAACTGGTGTAAACCGATTTACTGGAGTGTTCTTTCCTTGGTCTGCTGGAGACCGTGATGAGGACTGGTATGAGGCTAAGAAGCGTGACCTTCCAGACTGGCAGTTGGCACAGGAGTATCCAGATAATGCTGAAGAAGCATTTATCCGTTCTGGTCGTCCCGTATTTGACCTTGATGCACTTAGAGCAATTCAGTTGATTGAACCTGAGCGTGGATACCTAAAAAATGAAATGGGTAAAAACAATTACACATTTATCGCAGATGGTGGTGAACTGTCTATTTGGGAGTTTCCAGACAGACAAGAGGTTTATGTAATTGGCGCTGACGTTGCCGAAGGCTTAGGTCACGGTGACTTTAGTTCCGCTCATGTGATTTCCGCCAACACAGGTCTTTTGGTTGCTCATTGGCATGGGCATGTTGACCCCGATGTTTTTGGCGAAGAAGTTCTTAGGGCTTTGGGTTATTACTTTAATTATGCCCTAATTGGTGTTGAGTCAAACAACCACGGTCTAACCACCATTAAAGGTCTACAGCGTGTCGGGTACAAGAACTTGTACCGACAACGCAAGATGAACAGTCGGAATCCACAGATTAGCGATACTATGGGTTGGAGAACAACTTCGGTTTCTAAGCCTTTGGCTATTGACGAGTTAAATGCTGGGATTAGGGATAACAGCGTTCATGTTTACGACAAGAACACTATTGCTGAACTAAGGACTTTTATCCGTGAAGCCAACGGAAAGATGCATGGCTCACCACACGACGACCGTGTTATGTCTTTAGCAATCACCAATCAAATGCTAAAGTATGTTTGGCTACCAGAATACAGGGTTGACGCAGAGCCAATCCGCAACACCTTGGGTTGGTGGGAAAAGTTCCTTATCCGTGAAAAACAGGAAGTTCGTACTCCGATTGGTGCATTCAATGTACGGGAGTAACGAACTGGGCGTATAGTTATGAAAGAATTCCGCTGTTTAGAGTGTTTGACGACCTTTGTGGTAGATGAATTACCCCGTCGTGGCTCAATTTGTTTCAAATGCCATGTTAAGACTATTCGCCTAGGGTTTACCTACGGTCAAGAAGACTTTCACGGCCCAACTGTTAAAGAACGTGCAGACGAACAAGTTCGTGTAGCCAAAGAAGCCGGTATTAATGCCGAGCCCGTCGGAAGTCGTTGGATTTGAGATGGAGATGGTATGGGTACCGATTGTTGTTGCAATCATATCGGGACCCCTCGTGGTCGTTTTGCAAAAACTGCGAAAAGAAAATACCGAGCAACACGAAGAAGGTCGAATCTTACTTAAGATGATTGGCAACAAAGTTGACAAGATTGGTAGCAAACTTGACAACCATATTGGTTGGCATGAAGGGCAAAAGGACAAATAATGGCTCGTACAGCAAATAGTGAAATACTCAAGCAGTACCGTGACAAGTTGGAACAGTCACGTCGTTGGCGCCATGAAGAAGCCCACGATGAAATCTGGCGACGCATGATTGACATGTATCGTGGAAAACACTACAAAGGTGTTTCAGAAGAAGACCGTTTGTTGGTAAACATTGCATTTGCCACAATCAACGTTGTTGCGCCATCTGTTTCTATTAACTATCCAAAGATTTCTGTTAATGCTCGTCGCTACGAAGATAGCGACAAGGCTGTAGTCACAGAAGCAATTATCAATTACTGGTGGAAACATTTTGATTGCCAGAAGGAATTGCGTCGTGCAGTAAAAGACATGTTGATTTGTGGTCATGGTTGGATTAAGACCGGATACCGTTTTATTGAAGAAGAAATGGTTGCAGATGAGGTAATCCCAAACTTTGACAACTTTGACGAACTAGCAGAAGACCGTGTTGAGTCGGCAGTTGAGTCAAACATGATTATCAAAGAAGACCGCCCATTTGTTGAGCGTGTTTCAATGTTTGATATTTTTGTTGACCCAGATGCAACAAACATGCATGACATTAAATGGATTGCACAACGCATCCGTCGTCCGTTGCCAGAAGTCAAGAAGGATAAGCGATACAACTCCGCTGCCCGTAAAGAGGCTTCACCATCCCATTACTCAAAGTATGGCCAAGATGGCTACTCACCTCGCCGTTCAAGCGACCCAAATGATTCGTATGTAGAAATTTGGGAATGGTACGACATTGACAGAAACACCATGTCGGTATTTTGTGAAGGCACAGACAAGTTCTTGGTTGCTCCAACAAAGATTCCATTTGCTTATGGTCATCCATTTGTGATGATTCGAAACTATGACGTTCCTGAACACTTTTACCCAATGGGTGAGTTGGAAGCAATTGAGCCTTTGCAGCAGGAATTGAATCAGACTCGCACCCAGATGATGAATCATCGCAAGCGATTCTCACGCAAGTGGTTGTACAAGGAATCAGCCTTTGACGCTGATGGTCGTGCTGCACTTGAGTCAGATGAAGACAACGTAATGGTTCCTGTGATTTCAGAAGAAAACATCTCAAATGTTGTTGGACCAATGCCAGCAGTTATTAGCCCACCAGAGTTTTACAACCAGTCAAGTCTCATCTCTGGAGACATTGACCGTGTATCTGGTGTGTCTGAGTACATGCGTGGTGGTTTGCCAGAAATCAGGCGCACAGCGACTGAGGCTGGCATCATTCAGGACAACGCTAATGCCCGTTCGTCTGAGAAGTTGGCAATCATTGAACTCAGCATTGCTGAGATTGCCAAGCGACTCATCATGCTTGCCCAGCAGTATCTCACAGGTGAACAGGCTGTCCGCATTCAAGGTTCAGAGGCTGAACCACTTTGGCTGGAGTTTGACAAGGATTACATTAAGGGTGAGTTTGACTTTGAGGTAGAAGGTGGGTCAACCCAACCAGTCAACGAGTCATTCCGTCGCCAGATGGCAATGCAGGTTGTTGATGCAATGGCACCGTTTGCTTCTGCAGGAATTATTGACATGCCTAAGTTGGCTAACTATGTACTGCAGTACGGTTTTGGTATTCGTTCTGCCGCTTCGTTTATCGTGCAGCCACAAATGCCTGCACAGCCTGTGACACCACAGGGTGCTTTACCTCCAGAGGCAATGATGCCACCAGAAGGCGGAATGCCACCAGAAGGCATGATGCCACAAGGTATGCCACCACAGGGATTGCCAACTGATGCTGGAGTAGAGCAAATGGGTGGCGGTCAGTTGCCACCAGAAATCTTGGCGTTGTTAGCACAACAAGGTGGAATGCCGCCGGGAATGTAACGAATAAACCCTATCAATAGAGCAACCCACGGAGGACTCTTAAATGAGCGATATAAATAGCAATGAAATCACAGCAGAAGAGACCCTAGAAGACCTAGGACAATCTCAGGAAGTTGTAGATGTAGTTGATGCCTTAACGGATGAGCAGATTGATTTGCTTCCTGTTGACGAGTTCGGAGACAAGTATGTTTCTGTCCAAGTTGATGGAGAAGAAGTCCGTGTGCCACTCAAAGAGGCGCTTTCTGGATACCAGCGTCAAGCGGACTACACCCGTAAGACACAGGAACTCAGCGAGCAAAGGAGACAAGTACAATTTGGTGCCGCTTTGCAAGAAGCCTTGCAAAACGACCCACAGGGTACTTTAAGCCTGCTGTCACAGCATTACGGTGTAGCGCAGACACCTTCTGAAGAAGAAGACCTGTTTATAGACCCTGTTGAGAAGCAGTACCGACAACTGGAACAACGCATTCAGGCTTTCGAACAAGACAAAGCATTGAATGAGTTGGAACGGAAGGTGCAGTCTCTTCAAAACCGATACGGAGAAGATTTTGATGCCAACGAGGTTGTGGCAAAGGCGCTAGCCGTTGGTTCAACCGATTTGGAAGCAGTCTACAAACAGATTGCGTTTGACCGTCTTTATGACCAATCACTTTCTGCTCGCAAGCAAATTGCCAAGCGAGACGAAGAGAAAGTAAAAGTCACAGAGGCTAAGCGTCAGGCCGCTGTCGTTTCTAGTGGTGCAACATCAAAGACTGCAGATGTATCAGCAAAACCAATCACATCATTGCGAGATGCTTTTGAAGCCGCCAAACGGCAACTAAGCGTTTAGCGTTCTATTTAAGGAGAAATCAAAATGCCAGCAGCAAACAGCAACTTTGACCAGTTGCTCTCAACGACCCTTGCGAACTACCGTTCGCAACTAACCGACAACGTGTTCACCGCACGTCCATTGACCTACAAGTTGATGGAAGGTGGACGCATTCGTATGCTTAACGGCGGTACGAAGATTGTTGAACCACTCATCTACGGCAAGAACTCAACTGTGGCTTCATACAGCGGATACGATTCGCTTGCTTTGACCCCACAGGAAGGCATCTCGGCTGCTGAGTACGAATGGAAGCAGTATGCTGCATCCATCGCAATCAGCGGTATTGAAGAAGCCAAGAACAACGGTGAACAAGAAATCATCAACTTGCTCGAAGCCAAGATTATGCAGGCTGAAGAGTCAATGCGTGAATCGTTCAACCAGATGTTCTTTGCTGACGGTTCAGGCAACAGCGGAAAAGACTGGAACGGCCTTGGAAACTTGGTTGAGTCCGGCAACACCGTTGGTGGAATCAACTCAGCAACCTCAGGCAACGAGTTCTGGCGTTCATACGAGGACAACAGCGCAGGCGCTTTGACCCTCGCACAAATGAGCACCGCTTACAACAGCGTTTCGGTTGGTAACGACCACCCAGACACCTTGTTGACCACTCAGACCTTGTTTGAGAAGTACGAAGCACTTCTTCAGCCAAACCTGCGTTACACCGACACCAAGACTGCAGATGCTGGATTCCAGAACCTGTTGTTCAAGGCTGCTCCTGTAATGTACGACGTGCATTGCACCTCTGGCGTGTTCTACTTCCTCAACACGAAGTATCTCACCTTGGTAGGTCACAGCAACAAGTGGTTCGCTCAGACGGACTTCATTAAGCCAGAAGACACAGATGCTCGCTATGCGCTCATCATGTGCTACGGAAACCTCACCTGCCGCAACCGTGCGAAGCAGGGTAAACTCACGGCAAAGACCGCCTAAGACCACTAACCAATAAGGAGAAAAACATGCCACTATTAGCAAACGACACACAGGGCGCAGTAACACGTAAGCGTCTTGAAGAGTGGGCAGCAAAAGAGGAGAAGGTAACTGTTGTTGCCGCAACCGACGCTGCTACCACACAGTCAGCAGCAACACTCGCTGGTGCAGCACAGGTTGTTTACACCATGACCCCAACAACGGGTCGTGCGTTGACAACACCAACTGGTGCAGAGTTGGGTGCAGCGTTTACAGACGAAGGAGTCGGT